TCTTTTATTCTTTCATCTTTTATTCTTTCATCTTTTATTCTTTCATCTTTTATTCTTTCATCTTTTATTCTTTCATCTTTTATTCTTTCATCTTTTATTCTTTCATCTTTTATTCTTTCATCTGTTAGAGATGTCAAAAAATCATCTTCTTGAATCGTATTCAAATTATTATGATTATGATTATGATTATGATTATGATTATGATTATGATTATTATGATTGTGGATTAATAATTTATTTGAAATATTATTATTTAATGAAATCAATTTAGTTTGATTAAGATTATTTGATGATGAATTATCATTATAATTATTACGATACCATTCTAGAATCTCTAAATGTTTATTAGTTTCTTCATGACGAAGTAAATTATTAAAAGTTCTAAAATCACGATTACATAATGAACATGTGAATGGATTATTTGTTTTAGATAATTTTGAACCTAAACAATTTTTAAGATGTATATTTAGTGTTTCATGACCTGAAAAACTTAAATGACATTGATTACAATTAACTGGATGTTTAACTTCTCCAATTTCAAGTAAAGTGGACATTTTAATTTCTATTATACCAAGTAAATAAAAAAAGAATAAATCTTAAACGCTATTTTACAATAATAAAAATATTAGTTTATAACAAAAATGTCAAAATTTACATTTGAAGAACAAATATCCAAATTAATAATCGCATCAAATAAAATTAAAGATAATTCTGAAATTTTTAAAACTCTCAAAAAATTAATTGATAATAATTCTTTTATCAAAAAAGGTGATATTATACAATATATAATCAATGATTCGAACGAATTATATCATGAATTTGAAAAACCTAAGGATTCAACAATCATATCTGATAAAAAACCATTTACTGAAATTGACAAAAAAATTATTCAAGATGTTCTAGACGAAAAAATTACATCACGATATATAAATACTCTCGATTATAATACGGCAATCAAAAATATTAATAAAACAGATGATAAAAAAACAGATGATAAAAAAACAGATGATAAAAAAACAGATGATAAACCTGAGTGAACCAGTGAATAAAACAGATGATAAAAAAACAGATGATAAAGAAAAGATAAAAAAAAATGATCAACTCGTGAATAAAACAGATGATAAAAAATGATATTTTTGAATTGATTTTGTCAAAAGAAAATTGAATTGTTATTATATATTTAAATAAAACTAATTCAAAAAACATTTAAAAACAATCAAAAACACATTAAAAAAAGATAATAAAACATTAAAACATATCAAAAATATTAAATAATAAAATGTATCAAGCAAATAAAATAAAACGACCTCAAATTTACATTTGTTTGGATGTTGAAACCGGAGGACAAATGCTTGGAATTCATCCATTACTACAAATTGGAATGGTTGCGATGACTGATGAAGAGAAAATATTACTTAAAAAAGATTATTATTTTCAACCACCTAATTATAATCCATCTGATGGAAAAGACGCATTTACTAAATCATTTGATGAAAATTGTTTAAATAATTTTTGGCTTAAACAAAATAAAAATCTATTGGATACAATTTATAAAGAAGCAAAACCAATTAAAGATTCAATTAATCAATTCATTCATGATTTTGAGAAACTTGAAGCATCATATACATTAATAATTGTTAGTGATAATCCATCATTGGATTATTCATTTGTTAATTATTACATGAGTATCTATGCGAATCATAGACCTTTAAATATTAACCAAAATAATGATTTTAGAGTTCTTTATGATACACGTTCCTATGCTATGGGAGCTGTTCGTAAAGAATTTGATAATATCAATTTGGGAGCTAAATATACTGCTTATATGTTGGAATTTAATTTACCATCTAATGACAATAAACATGTCGCAAGTAGTGATGCGGAATATACATTGAGAATGTTTATTCGAACAATGAAACATTTATTAGCAAGACAATACACAACTGAAACTAGAGTACACTGGTTCTAGTTTTTTTATAATATTAATGAATGTAAGGGTACTATGGATAAATAAAAAATTGAACTAAAAAAAATATAAATACTATATAACGAAATATTAAACATAACTGTAAAAAATTAAACTAAATCTAGAATGTCATCATTACAAGAAGGATTAACCAAATTTAAAATTGATTCTAAATTTTTTAACCAACAACCCACATTTACATTTGACATGTATTCTGTTATCCAAAATTTACGAGGTTGGGATTATTTGAAATTTTTTGACAAAATTGCTAACACAAAATATTCAGAAAATCAAAAAATTGACAGATTACACACATCTTTTAATATGGATACTTTAGAATATAATGATGGGGTTATTGATACCGTAAATCATAATATTATGCCTATGTGTATTCATCGTAATAATAATCATTTTATTATGGAATCATACAATTATGATTTATTTAAAAAAATGTATCAGAACGCCATTGAAGAAAAAAAATCACATTTAATTATTCCTATTAAAGAAGAATACAATCAACAATTTAAACAAACACTTTTAATTATTAATTTGAAAAATAATCAAACTACTTATTACAATCCATCCGGTTTTCGTAATCATTTTTATAATTCAAATGACAATTACAAAGATATGATTACGTCGTATCTAGAAGCATTTTTAAATAATTTTGTTCAAAAATTTGTTAAAAATCCAATATTCCAATTTCATGAAACTAATGAAGAACTAAATCAAGAATTTAATTTTTCAAAAATTAGATATAATTTTGACAATGGACAAAACTTTATGCTTACATTTATTTTAAGTAATCTTTTAAACAATGGTCTTAATGATGTTAAATCATTTTATAAATTAGTTAATAGTTTAAGTGATATCGGTCAAACAGAACTTATTTATAATTTTGCTTCTTCAGTTTATCAAGAATTTAATATCTCAAACACACCTGAAGACAAAACTAATAAATCATCTTCTAAATCACCTCTTCCATACACACCACCAATTGAAGATGAATATGAAGTTATTGAAGACGAATCTAACAACACAAATTCTTTAACTTGTAAAACATCAAAGAATGATAATAAAGATATTAATGATTCACTTCTAAAATCACAAGCTTTAGAGAAGGAAATTAGTCGTCTTCAACAATTGCTAAACAAAGTTAAAAGTACATAATCAAAATTTGTAAAAAAATATTGAATATTTAATTATCTTATTATTATAAGATGACACATGAATCACAAATTATTATAAATTTAATTCCAATACAAGATTTATCAAAAATTGATGCGGGTATTTTTATGTCAGCACCAATACATTATTTTTCTTTTGCCCCTCATAAAATTGTTTTACAATCATTGGATTCATTTGACCAATATTCTTGTCCAAGAAATGCACATCTGATAATTGGAGGTGGTAGTATTTTGGGATGTAAAGATATTAAATCCGAAGAACAAACAGAAGAATATATTAATAAAAAATCTGATGAATTCATTAATAATAAAAATCCAGATTCTTTTCCAGAATATCGAATTAAAAAAATATTACGATTATTCAAATATTTTTCTGGTAAAAAAATATTATGGGGAATTGGAGATCTAACAGAAGAACATTTCAAATTCCCAATTTATAAACAGATTTACAAAGAAGCTACACTTATTGGAATTCGTAATTATCCCCCAATAAATCATTCTTCATTAAATCAAAAAATATATTATGTTCCAGATGTTAGTTGTTGTCATAAATCATTATCAAATTTTACATCCGAACAATCTAACCAAATTTTATTTGTCGGTAAAATATCCGGAATTTGGACACAAAAATATAAAGAACAAAAAAATAATAATAAAGATACTAATAATAAAGATACTAATAATAAAGATACACATAAAATAATTAATATTAAACATACATCATTTGAAACAATTATTAGAGAAATAAAACATTCTAAAAAAATTATTACTAATTCATATAGTGTATATTATTGGTGTTTCCTACTTGGTAAACAGATTGAACTTGATATTGATACTAAATCTCCATTTTTATTAAAATTTAATACATTTGATAAAACATTAAAATTAGAAAAAGCCATTGAACTAAATAACGAATTTTATAAAAAAATAATGGATTTAATTAAATAACTATTTTTGTGATAAACATAAACCACATGTTTTATTTTCAATAACCAACTTTAATTTATATGATAGGAAACCTTCGGCATATGGGTCTAGATACTTAAATTCTCTTGTTTCTTTTCGATATTTATATAAATTAACAAACATTTCCTTACAAATATAACATTTTGTTAAATCAATTTGTTTATTATAAATTATATTTTTCAATACATTTTTATTTTTTACAGTTGTGTTATTTTCTTCATCATCTTTTTGATCGTAAAAACACATATTATCATCAACAAAACAAGTAGATAATTTTTTTGGAAGTTCTGGAAGTGATTTTAATTGATTTTTCATACATCGTAGTTCGCGAATATTATGTGGAAGTTCCGGTAATGAAGTTATTTTATTATCATCACATATAAGCCTATCAAGTGATTTAGGAAGTTTTGGTAATGTTGTTAATATATTTGACTGACAATTCAATTCTTCAAGTCCATTTGGAAGTTCTGGTAATGAAGTTAATAGATTAGACTCACAATAAAGTATTTTAAGTCCCTTTGGAAGTTCTGGTAATGAAGTTAATTCATTAAAATAACAATTTAATTCTAACAGACTATCTGGAAGATTTGGTAATTTAATTAAATTACAATTATTACAATCAAGAAATTCAATTGAATTGGGAAGGTCTTGAAATTTCATTATTTGATTCCCACTAAAATTTAGACTCGTTAAACCAAATGGAAGATTTGATAATTCAGTTAATTTATTATTATCACAATACAACGTTTTAAGAGATTTAGGAAGTTTTGGTAATGTGGTTAATCCATTATTTGAACATGATAAATATTCAAGATTTATTGGTAAAATAATACTCGATAATTCATTACAATCATTATTATCTATATGTAAACTAACAAGAGAATATGGTAATTGTGGAAATATCCTTATTAAATTATACATACAATTAAGTTCTTGAAGTGTATTCGGAAGTCTTGGTAATGATATTAAATTATTAAAAGAACAATCTAATTTTTTAAGTGATTCGGGAAGTTTTGGTAGAAATTTACTATCTATACATTTACAACAAATTTCACTAATTTTGTCAAAATCAGGAATTTCTTCAAAACTCGAAACATTAATTTCTTTAATGTTTTCTTTAATATTATTATTATATCTAACAGTGGTACGATACATAATAAAAATAAAAAAATAATAATTTAATTGATTTATTTCAATTTTATGATTACATAGATGTATCTAAAAATCATAATAAAATCATAATAATTCTAGACAACTATTTATTTACTTCCAAGAATACGATTAACAGTAGTACCACATTTGGGGCATTTACCTTTCATCATTTTTCCAGTTTTTCCACCCTTACGAGTAAATGTAGTTTCAACACCATCAACCATGGTTACGATTTCTTTACATTTAACACAATAACCTTGATTTGGTCCCAATTTGGATTTTTTCGCCTTGGATTTTGTCATAGTTTTTGTTTTGGTTTTTTTCATTGTTGCCCCTCCAGACATTGATTTTTTAAGACCACACGCCATTTTAATTATTTTATATATATAGAAGAAAAAAATATTTTCACTAAATTAAAAAATCATAATAAAATATAACATAATATAAAATAAATATTTATAAAACATGTCTGAATGTCCAAAATGTCAAACTATTATGAATTTGAAAAAGGATCCGGTATTTCCTCTAAAATCTTATTATCATTGTCCATCTTGTTTAAATGATTTCCCTCTCAAATATAAAAAAGAACCATTCGTAGAATCATCTATGTGTCAAGGTTGTGGAAATAAAACAAAATCTAATTGGAAAAACTCATGCGTTATTTTCTAGATAAATATAATATGAATAATAACATAAGATAAATAATAATATAAGATAAATAATAACATAATAATAATATTCGATAAGATAAATAAAATAACAATAGATAAGATAAATAATGAGTGAAGAAAATAATAGACCAAATTTAACAGGAAGTGAAATTTTATTAGATGTAGATGATTTAAAAAATATCCGTAAAAAATATCTTAAAAAACTAGTTCATAATGATTTGTCAAAAGATGAATTTAAAGAAAGAATGAAATCTGATTTTGTAGATTTATCACAACATTATCCAACTATTTTTGATAAAGTAATGTCTGGAGGATTAGATGATCAAGAATCATATAAACAATTAAAAAGTCTTCTAGATATGAAAGATAAAGTTGACCAAGGTAAATTACCTGAATTTGATGCTAGTGCTAAAATTGGAACACAATTGTTCGATAAATATGTTAAACCAAATTTACCGGAAACTAAAACTAAAAAAACAGGATTAATACCAAATAAATAAATTATTCTAGATACTCATTCATCATTAATATATCCTAAAAAATTCTCATAATAGTTTTGGATATTTGATGTGTCTTGAGTATGTTCCTTTTTTTCTTCTTCTGAATCATTTTCAAGAATAAATTTTTGATTAAAATAGCTTTTCTCGTTAATAGGAATATGATAAGTTTGACACCATTCAACCGCATTTTTAACTTGTTGATGTAAAATTATATTCATTATATTCCATTTAGGTTTTTCATTAATTATTTTAAGCGTATGATTAATATATTTACTTTGTAAATTATAACTAATTGTATTAAATTCCGAAATTTCTTGATAAAATTTATCTGGAATTTTACCAAAAATATCAAATATTAAATAACCATTTTCTTTTAAATAATTCCATTCATCTAGAATAGTTTTCAAATTTTTTATATATTCCTTTCCATATGTTGAATCCGGAAACCCTTTGAAATTTTTAGCAATTAAATATTTTTCAGCATTTGCCGGTCGACTCGTAAGTGGTTTAAATAAATAAACATCCTTATACAAACATTTAATCAAATAAATAATTTTTAAAGTTGTTTTATTATATGTGTCAAAAAATTTACATACAAAATGACCTCCTATTTTTTGACACATCAATGCTCCTAATACTTCCGCAAAAATTAATTGTAATGCCGTTTGTTCCTGTAAATTAAAATTTATTGAAAAATCAAAACCACCATCCGCAGTTATTAAATTCGCACCATTATTATAACTATCCAATGTTATACCACAAACTGTCTGACTAAATGATATTAAATTATTTATTTTATAAATATCTCCTGTATGATCCTGACCATATGAAATTTCAATATGTGGTTTTGCTTTACGTATTAAATTATATGCTTTTCCCCATCCGGGTATATCTTTGTTTGATGGGGCTAAAGTTATCCCATAAAATTTATCTTCAAATTCACCAAATATTTCCGTATCCCATCTCTGACTTCTATAATGATAGACAGCTTCTAGAAAACCACCCGGTCCTTCGGCAAAATGTGCCGTTTTTATTTTTTTTGGAACATCAATTAAACTAAAATGATGGATTATTTCCCATAATTTGAAAAATGAACGACTTAATGGATCATATGATGATATACTTTCACTTTTAATTTTTCTATTTGGAATATGAATTAATTCATATGGATTACTTAATTTTTTTGCCTTATCCCATTCATGATTTGTATATGATATATCAATCTGATTTTTTAGAATTTCTAAATGTTCTCTTTCTAAACTATTCAAAAAATGTTTTTTATCCCACTTTTTACCCTTTTTTATTGTCTTTAAAGTTATTTCTGGTAAAATTAATGGATATGTTATCTTTGTTCCTAATTCTATTTTAAGTTGTCCTTCTAGCATACATTAGATTATTAAATTTATTCTTATATTATAACATTCATCACAAATAAAATCTAATTCAATAAAT